CTGGGGCAAAAAAATAAATAGGCTCGATGGCAAAGGCAAAAACTAGCACCGCTTCTGCTTGGGTCCCTAAGCCTAAAAAGAAACTGCGCAGACATACTAAGCACATTAATAAGCATAAGTCATGCAAACCAAGCAGAGGCCAAGGCTAAAGTTTAAAAACTACTTTGCACCTACGCCCAAACGCTTAAGGGTATTGGGTGACAGCATAGCCGCTGCTTCTTTGTTTGTTGCTGGTTTAAACATTGACCACCCTAAACTTATGCTGGCCTGCGGAATAGCGGGGGCTGTTGGTAAATTTGTTACTAACTTCTTTACAGATGAAACGCCTTAAAGACTTTGCAGTAGACTTGTTTTTACTGGCTTGCATAGCCTTTGCAGTTTACGCCCTTTTATTTGTCGTTAAAACAAATAGAAAACAGCGAGAGCAGTATATATATGTAAACAGCATTTCATTGCAGCACGACACGCTAGAACGCGTTAAACTGAAATACAAAACATTAAGAGACACCCAGCGAATTTTAAATACTAAATATGAAACGCTTTATATTGTGCTTGCTGGTGACACTAGCTGCTCAGCAACCCGCCGCCTTTTGTCAATGCACAGACTCCTCGACTCTAGCGGCAAGTAATTACTACCTACTTAAAGGCGCAGAAGCCAGAGAGCAGTTAGCGCTTTGCCGTGAATACCGCAAAATTGACAGCGCGGTAATTGCAGAGCAGGACAAAATACAGTTTAAACTATTGGACGAGTTGCAGGACCGAGACAAAAAGGTAACGCGCTTTAAAAACCTATGCACTATTTTAGCGGCGGTTACTATTGTGGCCCTGCTTTTATGAAAACTAACAATGTTTATATAACCCGCTCTAAATTTGTAGAGAGCAAAACGCTTTTAATTAGTGACTGCCACTGGGACAATCCACACTGTGACAGAGAACTGCTAGCCAAGCACATGCAGGAGGCAGTAGACGGAGGGCACGACATACTAATTAACGGGGACTTATTCTGTTTAATGCAGGGCAAATATGACGGGCGCCGTAGCAAGTCGGACATAAGGCCAGAACATAACGGCTCACGCTATTTAGACTTGGTTATAGACACGGCAGTAGAATGGTTTAAACCTTACGCCAAAAACATTAAGGTCATAGGCTACGGCAACCACGAAACTAGTATACTACGCCACTGTGAAACGGATGTTATAGAGCGCTTTGTAAGTGCCTTAAACGCTGTTACTGGTAGCACTATACAAGTGGGCGGCTATGGTGGCTGGGTAATATGGCAGTTCTGTAAGTCTACTGAAGTCAATATAAGTTATAAATTAAAATACTTTCACGGCTCAGGCGGTGGCGGTCCAGTTACCAAGGGCGTAATACAATACAACCGAATGGCGACAGCCGTAGAAGGCGCAGATGCTATTTGGATGGGCCATGTACATGAGAGCACAGAGTTAACCTATACAGTAGAACGCTTGGACCGTCACAATTCTATAAAACTTAAGGACATTTTAATGGTAAGGACACCGGCATACAAAGAGGAGTATAACGACGGAAAAGGCGGCTGGCATATAGAACGCGGAGCACCTCCAAAGCCACTAGGCGGGCGCTGGTTAGTGTTAATCCCAGTAGCTGACAGAATGGACGGGAAACAGAGTTATAGTGTAACTGCTTACACCTACAAAACTAACTAATCATGTATAATATAGCACAGTTAAAGCGGACCATTACCGCGCTGGGTTACAAATGGTTTGAGACGGGCGACTACAACCTAAATATAATAGGCGTGCGAAATTCTAGCACTGGCTTAAAAGTTACCAATGCCTTTGACGATGACATTATTTTAGCCTATAAGGTTAAAGACAACTGGGAAGTGTTAACCTATAAGTTTACTACTGACAACGGCGCAGGCACGGCACGGCTAAAAGCGGGGCAGTACAGAGGTGCTTACATGTTAGGCCTACACCAAGGCAAGTATAAAGCCTTAAGGCAATGCGGCCCAGTAGTGGTTTATAGAGACTTTAAAAACGATGGCGTTTACCAAGAGGACAGAACCGAGCGCGGCGTGTTTGGTATTAACATACATAAAGCAGGGCTAGACTCTGTTAGAGTGGACCGCTGGAGCGAAGGCTGCCAAGTCTTTAAACGCACTCAGGACTTTAACAAATTTATGGCAATATGTGAAACTGCTGCCGAAATATGGGGCAACTCTTTTACCTATACGCTAATTAATTCTAGCGACTTGACGCGGTAACTGGTATTATAATACGCAAAAGCATATAGTTTAGTCCGTTTTATTACACATTACATTCAAAAGCGTATAGTAATGACGGAATTATTACGCATTAAGCAAGTCTAAAATAGGCAGCAGAATGCCCTTGCTGGTGTTATTGTCGCCGCCTCTAACATCCCGTTCAGTTCCAATGTATTTACGCGCTATAATTTTAAGGGTGGGCACACTCACCAAAATGAATATGCCCTGCACCTCAAAACAATAGTAGTCTGCTTGCGTGGTTGCAATGCCTGAGCGCTTGCCTCGGCTCTCGTATTCAACAAACACCTGCCCAGTCCTATGCGCTCGCTTGTCGCTCTTAACTTCTATGCGCTTGCCGTTTAGTATTAGTCCCAGTTGGCCTTCTACTTCATTGCCTACTAATAAGTCAAAACGAAAGTCGCTGTTAAACTGCATTACTTTTTAATAGCTTCGTTAATTGCAGCAACCGCCTTAGGCTCTTCGTGCTGTATGTCTATAACCTCCTCGGTGCTGTGCATTCCCATGGTAATTTCAGGGGCGTATAAACGGCCAAAGAATGCGGCTGCTCTGTAACGCATCATTAACTCGGGCATAGTTTTCCACTTGCTGCCTGCCTTGTCTACCCAGCCCTCAGCCTTTGCCATGTCCATAGTAACGGTGGGACCTTCTAGCGTTTCACCAGTCGCCTTTTCCTGACAAACCGCCTTAATGCCTTTGGCCAAGTCGCCAACAAAGCGCAGGGCGGTGAACTTGCCAGAGCCATTTATAGCCGCTATAATAAACGAACTGCCCCAACTTGGACGCCCATGTATTATATTAAGGTTTTGCATTACCATAAGCGGACTGGCGCCTATTCTGTTTGCAATTTCCAAGGCTACAAGAGTGTTAGCCACATTGTTTTTGTACTGCTGCGGAACCAAGTCGCTGGCGCTTAACGCCTTTGCTTGTCTTTGTGCTGTTTCAAACGCCGACAACGGCGCTGCTGTTTGTGTTAGTTCTGTTTTATTTTCCATGATTAAATAGTGTTAATTCCTGCACTCCGTCGCCATAGCCCTGCCATTCGTCTGCTGCTAGGCACTCGGTAAATTTATTAATGTCTTCTCGGTATTGCTCACGGCCTCGCTGTATGTCCTCGGCTGTTAAATAGTAAACAGCAACGAGGTGCGGCTCGCTCTTTTCTACTGCTATAAAAAAGAACCCCTCGCAAAGTTGGTTATAGGCACGCTCGAAGCCGTCAATATAAAAGGCGGCCTGCACATGGTAACGGTACTTATGGCAACTTCTAGCAAAGCCTTTAGGGCTTGCGTCGTCTGTTGTTTTTAGGTCCATTATAATAGCGCTGGTAGTAAGACGGTCAAAAATGCCACGGCAGGGGATGCCGCTAACCTCGTCCACCCAGTTAACCATAATTTCACTGGTACCTTTTAATCCAAGCAAATAGGCCGCAGCAGGGTGCTTATAAACGGCGCTATTCATTCGCTCTATGGCGTCGTCTTGCTCACGCGTTACAACTGTTAGGCCCTCGGCCTGCTCTTGGAATTGTGCCCAGCGTTCTTTCCCCTCTTTGGTTCTGCGGTCAATGTCTGGCGCTATGGTGTAACGCCTTCCCCATTCGGCAGGCTCAAAAACTCGGCAGTGCAGTGCCTTGCCTAACACCAGTGCAGGGGTTTCTACTTGCTCGTTAATGCCGTCTATATACTTGCGTTTATAGAGGCTTGGGGCCTTGTTAATTAGGTCCAGTCGTGACTTGCTTAAAATGTGTTCTGTTTTCATGTTTACAAAAATACAAACTATTTCGTAAATTTGCACAATGAATGACGAGAACCTAGTAGTAAAGTGGCGTAAGCGCTGCATAGAAAAAGGCATAAGCCTAAACCAAGTTTGCGAAGAGGTGGGCATAAGCAGAGGCCTGCTAACTAAGTGGGAAAAGCGCGAGCCTAAGACACTACAAATAATAAGGGCAATAGAAAAGGTACTAGAGTAGTATATTTGCGTGCTATTTGTTAGTTTATAGCATTCTGTTTTCATGTTGGAGCCCCTTGGTTATGCTGAGGGGTTTTCTTTTTTTAACTTTTTTGTAAAAATTTTTACAAAGTGCTTGCATATGTGAAAACTATGTGCGTAGTTTGAACTCACAAACAACAAACAACATGAAAAACACAACATTAACCCAATCAGAAATTAAAATCGGCGATTTTATCAAAGGTTCTTACAAATTTGGCTGTATTTATGGCGTTGTCACAAAAGTAAACCAAACAAAAATTGTAATCATGGAATGTCGTCAATGGTATGATGAATATACTATGACAAACATTTTGGTGAATGTGACGAAATCGCGTATTAGTTCAATTGGGTTATCTGAAAACGAAAAAATCATCAATGGGTAATAATATTACCTAATTTATCAATTAACAATTAAAACAACAATAATATGGATTTAATCTACCTTATCATTTTAACGCCCATTACCATTGCGGTGATGTATGCGTGGCATTGCATTAAGCAAAACACAAAGCGATTTGAAGAAATCGAAGAAGCCAAACCCTATCAATTTGAACGCGATGAATACATACCGGAATTCAACGAATTCACGCAAATGTTGCATCATCGCAGAATGTACAAAGGCAAAAACAAATAAAACATGAATACACCACTAGAAAACACCATTTTAGACTTGTTGCACTTAGTAGAGCACTACGAATTTACTGAGCGCCACGGAGGCAAAACTAACGCAAGCGACGCCGTTAAAAAGGCCGTGAAGCTAATTGAAAAACGACTACAAGAAGAGGCCGACTGCATAGCCGAGGCTTACAATGCTGCGGGCGGTCCTTGCTGGGGCAGTCACTACTTTGCCGAAGTATTTAGAAGCGGCGAGGATGCAGCCAAAAGCGATGTAGGTTACAAGTATGGCATTAAAACGACAGACATATGATTTATATATTTTACACCGCACTGGGACTAGCCGCTGTTATTAGCATTGGCACAATTAAAGCACAAATTGCACATATTAAGGGCTTAAAACAAATTTACAAAGAGGAAAGCCGCAAGGCGCACGCTTTGCAATTAGAAGCATTAGACCTGAAGGCTAAACTGCGCGAAACAACTGACGCTAAAATGACATGGGCAAAAGTAGCACACGAAGCAGCCGAGGACCTGAACTATTTAACAAGGGTGCACGCTGGAGAATTGGACGCCATGCGTTTACAAATTTACGAAGCAGAGCAGTTTATGCACAGAGTTAGAGAGCAGAAGAGACGCTGCGAGCGGAAAAGAAGGGAGGCTAAAAATGCAGCAGGCAAAAACTGAAATAGACTACCTAATACTATACGGCAAAACACGGCAAAAGGTCAAGGCGCTTGAGGCACAAATAGAGCGCCTTATTAACCGCCACAATGTAGAAGTCGAAATGCTAAAAGCAGAACTCAATAACCCTAAGTACAAACTAAATTTTACCAAAAAGGAGTTAATAAATGAGTTACTGCTAGAGGTTTGCAAGGCTACTAACACGACAGCGGGCCAGTTAATGAGCCAAAGCCGTGAGCGTAACATTGTAATAGCACGGCATTTATTCTGGTACATTGCACGCCATGAGTATAACCTGAGCTGGGCAAAAATGACGCGCCTACTGGACCGTCACCACACCAGTGCAATGCACGGGGCCCAGCAGTTTGCAAACTATTTAAACCTTGGCTACAAGGGCGAAACTAAACTCTATAAAATGGTACTGGAGGCCATGAAGGCAAATGAAGACCTTTGTAATAACCATAGAAATTGAACACACCGACCGCAGTTTTGAGCGCCCAGAAGTACAGCAGTTTGTTGCACAAATTGGGAGCCCGCAGGCTAATTGGGTAAAGGAAATGCGCAAGGCGTTTAAACAGACAGTGTTAGGCGAGAAGGCTCACGACATTCAGGTAACTTATGCTATAAAAGAATGAAAGCAATTTTAGAATATGACCTCAACACCGAGCGCGAAGAGTTTAACTACGCAGTTAATGGCGTGAATTGGTTTTTAGTGTGCCAGAGAATGGACGCGCTGCTCAGGGCACAAATTAAGCACGCCCCAGACGACACGCCGCAGGAAGTTATAGACGCCTTGCAAAAAATGCGGGACGAGCTGCATATAACCATGAGCGCCCACAATTTAACACTTGAATAATTAACAACATGAATACAGAACAATTAACACCAGTAGAAACTTACGCAGTTAAAGTCATTGAGTTGCTCATGGCTTACGGGCGTAAACAATTAACAGACGACGGCCTAGTAAATGAAGTGCTTAGGTTAAAAAACGAATGCCTAGACGCTGAAAAGCGAGAGCATCAGCACTGGTTTAACAAAGGCTTTGAATTTTACCACGGCCAACTTGTCGCTCGTAATGACAAAAACTAAAACTTTGCTATATTTGTAGCGTTAACTGAGGTGGGGAGACCTCGTAAAAGTTAAAAGAAATTTGCCCTGCTAAGAGGCCTGCGCTCCCCCGCGGCTTTTTGGTGGGGCTTTAATTTTATGGCTAAAGACAAAAAATCATTTATTCTGTACTGCGACCAGCAAGGCGTTTTTAACATGCTACCAGACGAGCAGGCAGGCAAACTAATTAAGCACATTTTTGCTTATGTAAACGACGAAGACCCAGAGAGCGACGACTTGCTTTTAACCATTGCCTTCGAGTCTATTAAAACCCAATTAAAGCGGGATTTAAAGAAGTATGAGAACTACATAGACAAGCAAAAAGAGAACGGCAGGAAAGGGGGCAGACCTAAAACCCAACCCTTTTTTGACGAAACCCAAAAAACCCAAGCCTTTTTTGAAAAACCCAAAAAAGCTGACAATGTAAATGTAAATGTAAATGACAATGTAATAATAAAAGAAAATATAAAAGAAAAAGCGGCAAGGTTTACACCACCAACAGCCCTAGAGGTTAACGCCTACATGCAAGAGCAAGGCATGGAGGACCTGAGCGAAAAGTTTGTAAACTTCTACGAGGCTAAAGGCTGGCAAATTGGTAAAAACAAAATGAAGGACTGGAAAGCCGCTGTAAGGACATGGAAAAGCAACTACAAAGACAAAGGACCACAAACCACAGTTAAACCCATTAAAGCCTCTTTAAATGACGAATAGCGTAAACATTAACCACGACATTAGAATAGTTAAAGCCACAGTAAACGAAAAAGAAGTCTGGAGGGTGTACCTAAAGCAGCAGCTGCACAGTGAGCACCCAACCAAGCAAGCAGCGTTTAGAAAAGCCCACACCTTAAAACTAATTTATAACTAACATGGACAGCAAAGTATTTAACACCGACTGCCTAAAGGCAATGAAAAACTACCCAGACAAGTATTTTGAATTGGCGATTGTTGACCCGCCGTATGGAATTGGGGAAGCCAATGAGAAAAGAATGGCAAGCAGGGGAACGACAAAATATAAAGGTGGAGATTGGGATTCACACCCACCAGAAAAGGCATATTTTGAGCAATTACAAAGAGTTTCTAAAAATCAAATTATTTGGGGGGCAAATCATTTTATACAAAACATACCCAACGCCAATAGCTCATGTTGGATTTTTTGGGACAAAGACGGCTATGCAGATTTTGCTGACGGCGAGCTGGCTTGGTGTTCTTTTAAAACGGCTGTAAGGAAGTTTAAATGGACTTGGGACGGTTTTAGAAAACAAAGCCCAGAGGATAGAATCCACCCAACACAAAAGCCCGTAGCACTTTACCGCTGGTTATTACAGAACTACGCCAAAGAAGGCGACAAAATACTTGACACCCATTTAGGCAGTGGCTCTAGCCGTATAGCTGCCCACATGGAGGGCTACGACTTTACTGGCTATGAATTAGACGCCGACTATTTTAACGACAGCGTAAAGCGTTTTAACGAATACAAACTACAAACAACACTATTTTAACATGGACACCGAAACGCACATTATAAGCCAGTTGCTCTTTTACCCAGAGTTTCACCACCAATTACCCAAGGTTAAACCCCAATGGTTTACAAAGCCATTACACCAAAAATTAATTAACCTAATGACCGCCCTTTATTTGGAGGGAACACCTTTTGAGTTAATAAGGCTCTCTAAGGCACTAAAAGGGGCTGAGTTAATAGAAACCCTTACTATACAGCAGAAAGTCGCTTACAAGTCGTCTATTAGCCCTTATTTGCGAGAATTGGAATACAATTACCTACACACTCAGTTTATTGACCGACTTGGCAACTTAAATTTAAACAAGGACCTCAACGGGTTAATGCAAGAAGTACAGCAGCTTTTAGACAGCACACAATTTAGCAGCGCTAAGGCGCCAAACAGCATAGTAAACGAAACTAACAAAGTAGTAGACAAAATAGTAGAAAATATACAGAAAGGACAGCGCCTAACTGGCAAACCTACTGGCTGGAAATTTTTAGACAAGTACTTAGGAGGCTACAACGGTGGCGACTTAATCGTAATAGCAGGACGCCCAGCAATGGGCAAAACAGCCTTAGCCTTAAGCCTTACTAAAGACTTTGCAGCGACTGGAGGGAAGGCGTTATTTTTAAGCCTAGAGATGAGCAATGAGCAACTAGCAAAGCGTTACCTTTCGCTCATTGGCAATATACCTAACTACAAAGTGCGTAACGGAGCGCTAAAAGAGAATGACATAGACAAATTGTGTAACATAGCCAACAGCCAGACAATTAACTTTTACATTGACGACGACGCCGAAACCTCAATAGCGGACATTAAAGCCAAGGTTAAACAGCACAAAGGAAAGCACGGGCTAGACTTACTTGTTATTGACTACATACAGCTTATTAAAGGCACAAAGCAGAACAGAGAGCAAGAAGTAGCAGAGATTAGCAGGAACTTAAAGCTATTGGCTAAGGAGTTAAGCATTACCGTTATAATCCTAGCGCAGTTAAGTAGAGCCAGCGAGTCACGCCAAGACAAGCGCCCACTACTTAGCGACCTAAGAGAGTCAGGTGCAATAGAGCAAGACGCGGACTCTGTGCTATTCCCGTTTCGCCCAGCATATTACCAAGAGGAGAAGCCAGTAATAGAAGAGGCAGAGTTAATCATAGGCAAGAACCGAAACGGCGAATGCGTTACAATTCCGACGACATTCGAGGGCCAGTTAACGCTTTACAAGGAAAACACCAATGCCTAACATTAACCAAAGCAAGCGGGCTAAAGCAGCACGCAAAGAATACACTAAAGGCGCCTACAAAGAGCCTCGCTATAATACTACGCAATGGCGTAATGTTCGCGCGTTAATACTTCAAGACTCGCCACTATGCAAAGCCTGCGAAGAGGTTGGACTAATTACCTTAGCGCAAATGGTTGACCACAAAAACCCAGTAAGACTAGGCGGCGACTTCTGGGACCGCGACAACTTACAACCGTTGTGCAATTCGTGTCACGCTTCAAAAAGTGCAAAGGAAAGGTCCTTGTAGTTTTTTATTTGAACCGGTTCAATTATATTTGTAATATGGAACAATGGAAACTTATTCAAGAACATCCTTACTACGAGATTAGTAATTATGGCAGAGTGCGTAAACTTAAAACTGGTAAAGTGCTAAGTTGTAGTAATAACAAAGGCTATAAAATTTTCAAGACAAAACACAAGGGTATTGAATTGAAATGCAAAGTCCATAGACTTGTAGCTATATACTTTATAGAGAATAGGGAAGGCTACGATTGTGTTAATCACATTGATTGCGACAGAAGCAATAATCATTATTTAAATCTAGAATGGTGCACAAAACAAATGAATACAGACCATGCAGTAAACTTAGGTAGAATACCAAGAAAGAGAGTAATTAACAAAAAGACTGGCGAAACCTTGAGAAGCGCATACGAGTTGAGTAAGTATTTAGGTTGGACAAAATCAAAAGTTAAACATATGTTATTGGGCAACACAATTAATAAAACTGATTGGGAATATCTAGAGCCCAACCCCCTATAAAATCTTACACAGAGGCGCGCAAAAC